AACTGCTACAGGCGCTCAAGTAGCGGATCGTACATTGAAAGGCGCTGCAGGTGCTTCTTCAAATACTACTAAAAACTTTTCAAAGATGGCTCAAGGAATAAATGGAGGTTTAGTACCTGCATACGCTACTCTTGCCGCTAATCTATTCGCAGTTTCCGCCGCATTTACGTTTCTAAAGGATGCAGGAAACTTAGTAACCCTTCAAAAAGGTCAAGAAGCTTACGCAGGAGCAACGGGTGTAGCTCTTCGATCCTTGTCAAATGATATTATTGCAGCTACAGACGCCCAAATTAACTTTACAGATGCTTCCCAGGCAGCTGCAATTGGTACAGCTTCAGGACTTTCTGGAGACCAGCTAACAAAACTTGGAACAGCAGCAAAAGACGCTTCCCTTATTCTAGGAAGAGATGTAACAGATTCCTTTAATCGTTTAGTTCGTGGTGTTACAAAAGCAGAGCCAGAACTTTTGGACGAATTGGGTATTATACTTCGACTAGAAGATGCTACAAGAAAGTACGCAGAGTCTTTAGGCAGAGACGCAAAGACTTTAACAGCTTTCGAAAGATCTCAAGCAGTAGCTAACGACGTGCTAGAACAGGCAGAGCAAAAATATTCTAGAATTATAGCTGTTGTAAATCCTGGTGTTAATGTATTTAATAAATTAGGCAAGTCTTTTGATGATATTGTAAATAGTATAAAAGAGTTTGCAGCTGCAATGCTTGGTCCTTTTGCAAAAGCTATATCTCAATTTCCTGCACTCGGTGTAGCATTGTTAGGTGTTTTTGGGAAAGGGGTTTTAACTGCTGCTCTTCCTGGTCTAAGAGATATAGGAGAAAATGCAAGAGAAAGCGCAGAAAAAGCTCAAGAATCTTTTGATAAAGCAAAAGCTTCTTTAAAAGATTATACTACTGAAACTCGTATTGCTAATAAAGCCTCCGCTGCAGCAAGAGCACAGGCGTTAGGGGATGCAGGATTCAAAACTAAAAATCCTAATAGTGGTTTTGAAATGATTAAGGAAGGAAGAGGGGGCGACTTAAGTTCTCAACAGCTAGTAGGAATGCAAAGAGCTGTTGCGAATAGTAAAACTCTAAGTAAAGAAATGAAAAAGGAGTGGCAATCTGCTCTTGGTGAAATGTTACTTGCAACAAAGAAAAGTACGAAAGGAATAGAGCAAGAATTTAAAAAGACAACAGGTAAGATAGGGTTATTTTTTAGACAAGCAGAGGTTAAAGTTAAAGGAGCTTTTGCTTCTATGAAACTAGCAGCGGCCAGTTTTGCAGGTTTTGCTGCGACTGCGCTTTCTGCAATTTCCTGGATATCTCTTATTGTCACTCTAGGAGTTACAGTATATCAATTCTTTAAAGCAAAAAAAGCATCTGATGAAACTTCTCAAGCCTTAGGCTATGCTGCTGAAAAAGTATCTGCATTAAATGATGAGTTTAAAGATTTTAATAAGATTCAAAATATAATAACAGAAGATGGTGCAGGGTCTCTAAAATATTTTACTGCCCTAGGAGAAAGAATAGGCTCTGTAGGATTAAATGCCATAGAACCATTATTTAAAGAAGCAATTAGCACAGATTCTTTAAATAATTTTTCAAATAAAGTGAAAGAAGAAGCAGAAAAAGTATCTTCCCAGTTAGGAACATTAACTAGCGATGCGGCAGCAGCAGCAGCAGGCGTTAATGATCTAGCACAAAACTCAGAGAGTTGGATAATAAAATTTGGCGCTCTTATGGCTATAGGGCAAGGGGGCACTAATGGAATTACTCAAACAACACAAGAGCTAAAAGAATTACAGACAGAGCTAGAAAATACTAATTACACTTTTGGGGATTTTTTAAACACAAGTAACGATCAAAGATTAAAAGACTTAGGCAAGTATTTTACAGATCAAGTAGCAGCTCTTACTACAGTTAATGAAAATTTTGGAGGGCAAGGCTCTGCAGCAATTTTGAGCTATTTGGGTACTTTGAGTCAACTTACAAATGCTACTGATTTATCAGCAGAATCTTTCCAAGAGTTATTTAATAAATTAAAAAACCAGCAAGTAGAAGTAAGTAGAGTAACTCAATTATTTAAAGACTATGAGCGTGGGCTACAAGACGTTAATACTCAATCTAAGCAACTTCGTACTGGATTTTTAAATGTAACAAAAGAAGAAGCTGCTGTAGACGCTTTACGAACTCAAATAAGGCTGACTCAAGAACTTAACGAAGAAATGCGAGGGGGCAGAGAAGGTCCTTTAGCGGGTCTAACTGCCGAGCAAATAAAAGGTCTTCGACAGAATGAAAGAGACTTAAAATTTGCAGAGGCACTAGATAATCTTGAAAAAGATAAGTTAACTAGAGCAAATGAACTGGCTTTAAGGACAGAAAAAGATTTACGTGGACGTACAAAACGTCAAGCGGATTTAATAAATCTTGACCTAAAATCTGCTAGTTTATCTAATGAGCGAGCATACATACAAGACCAAATTCGTATACTTGAAAATGAGAGAGTTGAAAATGGGGGAACTTTAAATAATCAAGAAGAGACTCGTTTAAACAATTTACAACAAGAATTAAAACTAAACGAGGAAAAAGAAAAGTCTCTAGAGAGGCAAGTCTCTCTGTCTTTTCAACTACTGGATACAGCTAATCAAGCATTAGAAAATAACTTACAGTCTAATATTGCTGCAATTATTAAAGGAAGTGAAAAGAGCTTTAAAGACGCAATTCTAAATATAGGTAAAGGAGTTCTAGAGGGTATAGCAGATAAACTTGCAGGACAGCTTACTGATATTGTTATGGGTACTGACCCTCTTATAAAAGCACAGCAAGGCGCATTAACAGTTGCGGGTGCACTAACTGACGGGGCTGCAGCTGTTGGTACTGCTATTAAGCAAGCTTTTGGACAAGCAGCATCATCAATAAGCTCGGCTAAAGATTCAACAAAAGAAGTATTATCTGACATACTTGGAGATAGCGATTTTGTAGGGCCTCCAGAGCCGGGTAAGAAGACGGGAGGACTGTTAGAAGGCATTGGAGCCGTGCTATTCGGAAGAAAAGTAAAAACTTCTGTAGAAGATAATGATGGTACCATAGCTTCATCAGGAGTTAGCAGAGCAGGAGGACTTTTTTCTCCTATTATAAACTTTTTCTCCCAGACAGAGAACCCTTTCTTTCAAGGGCTTAAAGGAATTTTCTCAAAAGATAATCCTTTAGTACAGGGTTTTGGAAAATTATTCCAAGGAATAATGCCACTGCTTGGTAAGCTGTTCACAGGTGGCTTAGGTATGCTCGGAGGATTCTTAGGTTTTGCAAATGGTGGAATGGCAAAAGGAGGATTCCAAGCATATGCAAATGGAGGAATCGCTACGAAGCCCACATTAGGACTGGTAGGCGAAGGTCGGTATAATGAAGCAATAGTACCAATGCCAAACGGAAAAGCAATACCTGTAGATATGAAAGGTGCAGGACAGCAAAATAATGTTACTGTAAATGTATCTGTGGATAGCCAAGGCAATGCTTCAACAAATATGCAACAAGATTCGGCACAAGCAGGAAATCTTGGACAAGTTATTGCACGAGCAGTTCAACAAGAACTTCAAAATCAAAAACGGTCTGGCGGCATACTTAGCCCGTATGGAGCAACATAATGGCACTTGGATTTACAACATCAGCAACTTATGGAAGTCGTACAATTTCTTCCGATAGAGGAATTCAAAGACAGTCTAACCCAAGAGTTCTTGTAGCTAGATTTGGGGATGGATATGAACAACGTATTGCTGATGGAATTAACTCTGTAGATGAGATGTTCAGTGTAACTTTTAATAATCGGTCTGCAGCAGAAGTAGATGATATAACAGGTTACTTTGCCTCTTTAAAAGGAGCAACTTCGTTTACATATACAATACCTGATGATAATGCAGTAGGTGGAGAATTAGCAATTAAAGTAGTATGCCAAAACTATAGTCAGAGCTACCACCACGATGGATTTTATTCAGTATCAGCAACACTTAAAAGAGTTTATGAAGCATGAGCGAGTTAATTGAAGTAGTACAACTACAAGAACCAGGAAGTGAATTAGTAGAGCTTTATGAGCTTACTATAGATGGCACGACTTTGTACTTTCACTCTGGTTTAGAAGAAGACTTAAGCACTGTTCAGTTTAGAGATCGTACTAGCCCTTACACGGTTAGAGAGTATGTTGCGTTTCCAATCATAATGGATGGAGTAGAGCTTGGTGCTGATGGTGCTATTAATCGACCTAGCCTAACGGTTGCAAACGTAGCAAATACATTTTCAGCGGCTATTGGTAATATCAAAGCAGAAAATCTTGTAGGAGAAAGACTTACAAGACGTACTACTCTTAAAAAATATTTATATGGAGAAACAGGAGATGCCACTCCACCTGTAGAGTTTCCTATTCGTAAATTTATTATTGATCGAATCTCAGGAGAAAACAGCACGGCAGTAACTTATGAGCTAGCAGCTCCTTATGATTTATCTGGGATAACTTTACCAAATAGAAAAGTTATAGGAAAATACTGCTCTTGGCAATACCAAGGATATAGCTTAGACCAAAAGGGCGGCTGTATTTGGGATAAAAATAGTACAATTTCTTATGCAGATGGCTCCGGCGGGGTCAATACACACAAGGCATACTTTACAGAAGATGATGAACCAGTAGTTCCTACAGGCTCTACTATGACAGGGTGGACAGCCGGACAATACAAAACTTATACTACATACAGCTCTGGCACTTCTTATTCCTCGGGAGATTACGTAGAGTATAACGATGGAAATCAGACAACAGTATGGAAGTGCACTCTTGCTACTACTGGAAATGCTCCAGGATTAAACTCTATTTATTGGTCGAAAGGAGACGTGTGCGGTAAAAAACTATCTTCATGCAAATGTAGATTCCAATTTAAACCTCAGTCTCCCAGTGGTAGTAATTCAGATCCATCTACCGAGAAAAATACTGGTAAAATATTACCTTTCGGAGCCTTTATAGGAAGCAGAAAGTTTAGATGATTGATGAAATTCAGAAGCACTTTGAGGAGAACTACCCTCGAGAAGCTTGTGGCATAATTGGAATAGTAAAAGGTAAAAAGCAATATTTTCCTTGTAAAAATTTAGCAAAAGAAAGCGAAGATTTTATACTCGATCCGACAGACTATATTTCAGTAAAGAGGCGAGCGGATATATTCGCAATAGTCCATAATCATATAGACTGGACAAATGAAGCTAGCGAGAACGATAAAAAATACTGCAATTCTTTAGGAGTACCTTACTATATTTTTAGCTATCCAGATATGCAGTTAAACATACTGGAACCACAAGTAAAAGTAAATGATTTAATAGGGCGAGAGTATGAGTTTGGTAAATTCGACTGTCTTGAAGCGTGTAAGGATTATTATAAAGAACACTTAGGATTACAACTACAAAATAGGTTGCCCTACTTAGACGATTGGTGGGAACACGGACATAATTATTTTACAGATGAGCATATAGAAGAATGGGGCTTTAAGAAAGTTGAAGAATTACAGCCCAATGATTTATTAATATTTACAATGGGAGCTTCGGTTCCTAACCATTGCGGGGTCTATACTGGTAATGATATTTTCTTTCATCACGCAGTAAACA